TCAGTGCGTAGCCAGCAGTTGCCTGTCCACCCGCACCTGACCTTTCAAGGCATTGACCTGGGCGTCTCTGCGCTCGACCAGTCCGACAAGCTGGCCAACCACGCCCGCGCCTTCGCCAGCAAGGGCTGCGAGTCGCTGGTGCTGATCTGCGAGATCTCGGCAGGCAGTGGCGTCACCGGCAAGCTGGGCGTTACGGGTGGCGGCACTGCGGATGTCGTGCTGCAGGCCTGCAATGCGGGCAGCATCAGCAGCGCGGCCAGCTTCCAGGCGGGCCATTTCTTGCGTGTAGTCATGGGTGTTTTCCTGTTGTCCTGCGGCGTGCTGCAGTCGCCCTGCGGTTTTTATTTCCATAGCAGCTTGCGCTTTCTGCGCCTGGGCTGCGACCTTTTTTGACTGGGATACTTCGACCCCTGCCAAGCGGTGGTTCTGCAGGACCAACAGCAGGGCAAGGGCCAAGGCCAGCCATGGCCAGATGCGGGATGCGCCGGTCATGTCAGGCCCGCCTCGCACAGTTGGCGCTCTGCCGCGCGGCGCTTGACCAGGCCGGGCAGCTGCTTGCCGCCAGCGTAGGTCCAGCGGCTCAGCTCGGCACAGGCGCCGTCGATGTCGCCCGCATTGGCCTTGCGCACCAGGGTGCTGCGGCAAAACGCTTCGTCCCCCACGTTGAAGGCAAAGCTCACAAAGGCGGCGCGCTGGCCGTCGGTCAGCGGCGCGGTGACGCAGCTCAAGGCGTCGGCGTGCTTGGCCAGGTCCTTGTAGAGCATTTCCTCGCACTGCTGGCGGGTGTAGGTCTGGCCCATCTTGAGTTCAGGGCCGGTGTGGCCGGTGCAGGCGGTGACGATGCCCACCGGGTCGCGGTAGCTGCGCAACACGGTGCCTTCGTACTTCTGCACCAGAGGTATGGCCAGGGCCACGGCAGCACCGCCGATGGCAGCCAGGAGCTTTTCTTTCCAGTTCATCGGCTTGCCCCTCCTTTCAGGGCCGTCCAGAAGGCCACGCAGGCCCCACCCAGCATGACGATGGCGGCTAGCGGCTTTGCGACCTTGCCCACCCAGTTGAGCACCTTGAAGGCACCTTTCATGGCGGTGAAAAATTCCAGCAGCTCGGCCATCTGCTGGTTGCGCTGGTGCAGTTCCTGTCGCACCTCATGCAAGCCCTGGGTTGCGGCTTTCAAATCTCGTTCGATGGCAGCCATGCGTTCACTCCCCTGGTTAAAGCGTTTGTTGACTTGCTGCAGCGTGGTGGCCGGCAGCTCGTTGCCGTAGTCGTCCATTCCCTTCCTTTCTTCTTTCAGACTTCAATCAGCACATAGGGCATGGCGGGCGCGGGGCCAGTGACGGCACCGCCTTGCACATAGACGCGCACGCCGTTGGCAATGCCCAGCGGGTTGCGCACGCGCAGCAGACCTGCTGCGCCTTCGAGCGCGACCAGTGCGGTGCCGTCGGCAAACACGGCGCTGATCTGCCCGGTCATGACGGGGTCGTCGGGCAGCAGGGCCTTGAGGCGCTTGTAGAGGTTGGTGCTCATGCGGCGACCCTTTCGACGGTGACCTGCTGGCGCACGCGGGGCATGGATGCGCTGACGCTGACGACGCGCACCAGGCCGCGCCAGGTGCCGTCGGTGTCGGCCACCTCCAGCAGCTGGCCGGGGTTCAAGATGCCCGGGTTGGTGCCGCCCGTGAGAACGGGCATGCTGATGCTGTGCTGCAGCTTGTTGCCGCTGGCGGCCAGCGCCCAGCTGCCGCGCATGCGGGCGGCGTCGGCGTGGGTGATGAGGTCGTCTTGAATCTGCGGGGCCAGCTTGTCGCGGGCGCTGAGGCTGCGCACCACATGACCCAGCACGCCGCCCACGCTGCCGCCGGCGACATAGATGGCGTTGTATTCGGCACGCGGATCCGGGCGCAGTTCGTCCGTCACGATGACGGCCGCAGGCATTTGCACATCGGGTACGGCCGCGCCCCACTCCCACGGCAGCACCGGGTAGCGCGGTGCGACGATGAGCTGCTCTGCCGTGCGGTGGCTGCGCACCACGGCATTGACCGACTGGGCCATGCGCAGCACGGCCTGCAGCGGCGTGCCCTGAAAGCTCCAGGCGCCGGCGGGCACCTGCCAGTCGGGGATCTGCCAGTCCAGATCGACCCCACTGAACTCCAGCGCGCTCACCGCCAGCTGCTGCGCCGTTGCCACCGAGGTGGAGAGCCAGGCCTGCTTGGGCATGTATGGGCTGCCCAGCATGGCCGTGACGCTGATGCCCTGCACGGCCACGCGGCGGCGGTCAAACGAGCGGCTGCGCGCGGTGCTTGTGACGGCAAAGACAAACTGCATGCCGTCAATGCCGACCTGCAGCCGCTGCGGCAGCCCGCCCACGGGCGCGAGCTGGTCCAGCAGATGCTCGGGGCCGTTGGCAGACAGGCTCCAGCAATAGCTGTCGTCGTCTGCAGCAATGGAAACGTCAGTGAGCACTACGGGCTCAAGGCTTGGCAGCAGATGCGCCGTGAGGTTGTGGACTTGCATATAGACGGGCAGCAGTGGAATGACGAACTGGGGCTGCGGCTCTGGCCCGACGGCCTTGCAGCACATGAACAGCAGATCTGCCGAAGCAGTCCAAGACCTGCAGAACAGCAAACGAATGGGGCCGCCCACCAGTTGCTCATAGCAGCCGGGCTTCTCTGGCTCTGGCGGCTTGACCTGAGACTTGCCTGCAGGCGGCCTCATGGCCTGCTGATAGCGGCCCTCAAATCCTCGGTACAGCGGCACCGATGGGCCTGCGCCCGTGGTGAGCTCGTACTGCAGACCCATCGCATCCTGGGCCGTTGCGTCGACCATGCGGCGACGGTCGCGCAGGCTTTCCTGAAACCGCACGGCCCAGCCAGCGCGAACGGGCACGGCATCCTCGGCCGAGGCCTGCAGGCCCACGCGCACGCCCTGCCCTTCTTGCCAGCGGGCCTGGGTTGACGCGCCAGGCAGCGCCTGCGCCTGCTGAAACCGCCCCTGCAGGGCCACCCGTTGCCGCTGACCGTCCTGCCAGGCAACGCCGAACTGCTCCAGGATGGGCATGGCGCCTTGAGCGGTCGACACCCAGCCCGCAGGCAGTGCATCCGTGTCCTGCCAGCCGGAGATCCAGCCCTCAGTCACAGGCTGCGCCTGCTGGGCACTGGCAGCCACCTCGGCCACCACAGGCCGGGGCGTATCGGTGTTGTAGCGAACGACCGCACTGCAGCGCAGGCTTGGCATGCGGCCCGCTGCGACCAGATCCTTGCGCACATGCACCAGGGATCTGACCCGCAGACCCGGCATGCGCGCGGCAACGGCCAGCGCTGCATCGGGCACCTGCCCGCCGCCGCCAACGTCGCCAAACACCAGCTCGACCGGGTTGCCAGTCTTGAATGCGCGATTAAAGATCAGGTCGACGGCAGGCATCAGGCTATCCTTGTCTCGCCCAGGATGGCCTTGCCGCCCGCATAGAGCTGGGTGCCGGTGGTGCCCAGCAGCTTGAAGTGCCCGGTGCCCACCTCGTCCGTGACCAGGCCGCGCCCGATCAGCTTGCCTTCGCTGGTGCTCCAGACGCCGATGGCGGCCTGCCCACTGGTCAGAATCATGTCTCCGCCGCCGCTGGCCTGGGTCAGCACCAGATAGCCCGCCTCGGTGATCTGGCCGCAGGGCTTGGTCAGCGTCAGCGTCACCAGCAGCTGCTCGGCGCCGTCATAAAGGGCGATAGTCGACGCGGCAGGCCCGGAGTCCGCAAAGTTGGCCGTAGCCTGCAGGCGGGCCAGCGCATGGGCCGCCGAGATCTCGAAGGCTGGCAGATCACTCATGCAACCTCCGCGAGCTGGTTATTGGCGACGGTCGAGTACTCCTGCAGCTCGTGATCCCAGGCGATCACATCCCACTCGTAGCGCGTGGAGATCTCGCGGAATTCATAGGAGCCGTCGGCCTTGCTCCAGGTCTCACGCGCCAGATAGCCATCGACGCTGCGATGCAGGCGCACACGGCGGCGCAGCGGCACATTGGCGGGTGTGCTCTTTCTGGCAACGGTTCCATAGATGCGCCCCTGGCCACCACACTCCACGTCGATCAGCTTGCGTGTGCGGGGCGTGCTCATGGTCTGAAGCCCTTGAGAGACGGGGCGAGATCCCAGGACAGACAAGGGACGATGCCGCTGCATGGACAGTGTTTGAGTGATGCGCGGATCGGTGCACACACTCGCAACCTCCGCAGCCGACAGGGCGCGGTTAAAAATCGCAAAGGCACTCATCAAAGAGCCAGCAGGCAAGCCAACATCGCCAGCACGCGAACCCACATGCAGCTCCGAGCTGTTGTAGACAGGCCCACCGGAGTTTGCATAGTCCCGTGAATTCAGCACGCCATCGACATAGAGCCTGCGCCCGCCTTGGGCGCTATAGGTAAACACGATGCGACGGGGCCGACCGTCATTGATAGCGGTAGTCGTCATGGTCAGCCCGCCGCCTGCATTTAATCCGACAGCCACAATGATGCCGCCCGGTACCGCTCCGTATACGGTCTGGCCTTGGCCTGCGGTTTGCAAAGACCACCCTTTGTTATCCGAGCCATGCTCGGCAATCACGAGGTTTAGGTCTGTGTCGGTCTGCAGGTCGATGACGAGAGAAAAATTCCCCGCATCAACGCCCTGGGCAGGAATCACCACCAGCCCACTGCTCTGCGGCTCAAACGAACCCGACAGGCCGACAGTGAGCACCGTCGAAGAGGTGACGCCACCCGTGCGGGTGCCGGTACGCGATCCGACCAGGTCGGCCTGCGTTGCGCCCGCCGCATCCAGGCCCCAGGCTCCTGCCGGCGAGGCGGCCAGGAGCTGCGACAGCACGTTGCCGCCCTCCCGAAACCATGCACCACCAGATACCAGCGCAGGCCATGCCGTGTAAGGCTGGGTCGTGCCGGGGCGCAGCACCGTCATTCGGGCGGGAAGCAACGCCCCACCGACATAGACCTCATCCACGCGGTCGCCAGCGAGATCGAGCTGTATCCAGAACCCAGGCGCACGGACATCAGACGCGGCCCACCGGCAGCCTGTCGCGGGATTGCCGTCGAGCAGGCTGGAGACATCGCCAGCCAGCGGGGGCAGGCTGCTGGAGATCGTCGCACCCGCATCGACGCGCTGGCCTTGCGCCCACAGCTGCAGCTCGGAGATGTCCAGCCACTCCCCTCGCGCGTCAATGCCGATCAAGCGAAAGACAGCCATCTCAAGACCTCCAGGGGCCGGTTACCTCAAGAAAACCTATCCCAGTCGTGGACGCAGGGACCCCCACAGCAAAGCTCAGCACCTGCTTTCCGGTAAATGATCCTTGCCCAGCTGTAAGGGCCACGTTCCCGCCCAGCGACGCCAGTACATTGGACTGAGGGCAGTGGTAAGCGCCTGGCATGACCCCCCGGCTCGGTGCAGTAGATGGGCCATCCGTCAGATGAATCGCGGACAGCTGCAGGCTGTTGTCGACCACGGACGGAAACGTGCCCAGATAGCTATCCGAGCCAGACACGACGTTGACATTGCCGAATGCTCTGCGAATACATTGAGCTGCGCCGCCCATGCCGTGCGCCAGGCGCTTGATGGAAATGCCCGTCGATCCGGCTGTCTGGAAGATGCAGCCGCTGGTCTGCGTAAATTCGGTGTCGGTCGCCCCAGTCACCACCCCGCACCAGGCATCCCCGCTGCGCATGCTATTGAGGTCGCCCGCGTAGCAGGAAATACCGGCATAGCTGGCGTTCGTCGGCGTGGTGCTATACGGAAACAAGACAAGGTAAAAACCGCGCGAATCACCGGCAAACACCCAATAGGAGGTGCCCGAGCTGTAGCGCTTGTGCCAGTAGTAGCCACCTGTGACAGTCGTAGGCGCTGCTGCAACACCCGTGTCCACGTCTGTCATGGCCTCGTACATCTGCACCCTGGCATACGAGGCATTGCTATCGTCAACGCGGTAGTACATACGCGTCGAGGCCGGATCGATTTGCCGATAGACGGCCTTGTTCGTACCCGCAAAGACCTTCTCCCAGCCCAGCGGGGCCATCTTGAAACTGATGGAGCCCGTGACGGCTCCGTCCGGCAGTGCCGTCTTGAACTCCACCCAGCCATTGGCGACAGCCGTCACCCTCTGCTCGCCATTCAAGGCCGAGGGGGTTGCGCCAGTCACCAGAATGACGGCGTGTGCCTCGGCCGCACTCTTGCCGCTGGCAAAGTTCAGGCGGCAAACGCCGTTGCTGATGACCGCCGAATCCACGGCCTTTGCGCCCCAGCCATTGACCAGGAATGCATCGAGCGCGCCGATCAGAGAGCCGACCGTGCCGCCAATGGCCGGCGCTCCGGTCATGGAGCTGTATGCGTGCTTGACGCTGGTATCTACAGGGGATGCCATATCTCTCTCCGCTCTCTCAGGTTCTTCAGTTGGACTGCGGGCGGTTCACATCGCCGCGCGCCAGGATGGAAAAGCTGTGCTCGATGCCGGTCTCTGGACCGGGCTGGATGGTTCGCACGACCCAGAAGGGGTAGATGGCCCCCACGGTGTTGACGCGCAGAATGTTCCCCACGGCCCAGCCGCTACCCCAGCCCAGCGGCTTGATCGTGAAATAAGGCTTGCCCGTGGCCGGGTTGAGCGGCGAGCAGACGCTGTTGATGTCGCCCGTGGCAATCACGCCCACATGCTCGCCAATCACGCGGAATTGCGTGGTAGAGGTGAACTGCAGCACCCAGCGCTCGGTGCTGCCGCCTGCGTTGGTGATCTCTATCGGGGAAACGCTCTGGTCGTACTTGGCTGCAATCCCTGGCCCACTGGGGGCATCTGCCCAGGCGTTATCGATCCAGGTCTGCTGCTCAAACACCAGGCTCACCCGCGCGAAGCGGTCGCTGGCCTGCAAGGCGCTGGAGACATAGGTGCCATCCTTGGGGTAGTCATGGGTCAATGCCCGGTTAAAGGTGATCTCCCCCGAGATCTGCACATCGGTGGCAACCGCCATGTCCTCGATGCGATCCTCGATCGTCACCGGCATGGTCATGGCGGACACATCGGTAAAGGTGACCAGGCCGGCCTCCAGATCCACCGAATAGCCGGTATTCAGGGTCTTGCCGTTGGCATCCCTCACCACCACGCGGGACAGGCGCACGCGGGCCAGGTTGATGGTCTGGTTGTTGCTGACGTTGAGCTGGGCGCTGGTCTTGGTGTGGCCCACCACGCACAGCGTGCCAGGCCGGAAGATCGGCACCTTGCCGTCACTGGGCAGGCGCACCGGGTCGATGCCGATGATGTCCGCATTCATGGGCAAATAGGCATAGGCCACCGCCGTGTAGCGCAAGGCGCTGGCGACCACAGGCTGCGGCTTGAAGATCTTGCCGTCCGGCTGCACGTTGGCCGCGTCATACCAGGGCTCGGCCTCATTGCCCGCCGCCACGACCAGAGTGCCAAAGCCCAGGCGCACCAGGCCGGTTTCATAGTCCACCGTGCCGACCACGCCGGGGGCCGAGATGGTGCCGTCAATGCCTGCGCTGACGTTTTGCGAGCCACCACTCGCACGGGGAACCTGAACGGTCAACGATCCGGGGCGCAGCGGAGCCGCCGCTGTGCGGAACACATAGGCGCTGCTGATGGCATCGCCCAGCGTGGTGATGCAGCCTGCACGGCGCAGTGTGTTCGCATTGCCAGGCGTCCACGAGGTCAGGCCCACGCGTCCCGTGGCGTAGTTGATGCTGCCGCGTGTCACAAAGCCGCCCGAGGTCAGTACTCGCAGCACGCCCCTGCCGTCATCGCTCCAGGGCTGACCGCTGGAGGGCATGAGCAGCACCGAGCCAGGCACGACCGGAGCCTGCACGCCCGTGACCAGGTCAAACTCGGGTGCAAACGTGACCTGCAGCGTGCGGCGCGTTGCGCTGCCTGCGGTGCGAAACCGGATCTTGACGTAGCCGCTTTCGTCATTGGGGTAGATCGATGGGGCATTCAAGTACTCGATGCCCTCATAGTTGAGGCGGTACTGGGCGACCTCGCCATTGAAGCCGCCGCCACTGACCTGGCTGGATGAATAGACAGGCTTGGGGATCTTGATGACGACATCAGGATTGAAGTCCACCGCGCCCGTGCTGTAGTTGACCGTGCCGACCTGCGCACCGCTCAGCATCAGCTTGCCAGCGCCGTCATCGCGGGCGATCTGGGTCGGGTCGACCAGCGTCACGCCCATTTCCTTGAGCTGGTCGCGGGTGTACAGACCCAGCACGCTCTGGTCGGTCAGCGTGTTCCACTCCACCTCGACCGTATAAGGCACAAGCGCACCCTGGCCTGCCGAGACCGCCAGGCGGCCCTGGCCGTTGCGCGAGGGGTGCTGCAGGTTCACCTCGACCGCAGGAGCCGTGTCGACCGTGACATCGAGCACCGTCCCCACGGCGGGCAGCAGCTTGGGCGAAAACAGCACTTCGGAGCGGCCCACCCTCACCTCGCCCGTGGCATCGCCCTGCAACTGCCAGGCGGCAGTGGCCGTGGCCGTGCGCTGATTCGTTCCATCCATCCAGGTCATGGAGAAAGCGCCGGGATAGAGCGCCTGGCCCGCAGGCAGGGCCAGGGCAATGGTCTGGCTGATCAGCAGATCGACGGCGGGCTGAACGATTTCCTGGGTCGGCACGCCCCAGTGCTGGACGATGGAGCTGCCCACATCGGGCAAGGCCCCCAGCGTGACGACAAAGCTGCCGGTCTCGGCGCTATAGGTTCCCGCGCCATAGCTGGAGTCAGTACCGCGCAGCGCGCCGTCGCCGGCGTCCGAGAGCACATACCAGCGGCCCTGCGCCCGGTAGCTGAAAGACAAGGTGCCGCGCGCCGGCAGGGGCGTGATGAAGCCGGTATAGCTCTGGCTACGGTTCTCTGCCGTGATGCGGATCTCGCTGGACTGCGGCATGCGCTGCATATAGGCAGCGGGCCGGTAGCTGATGGTCTTGGTGCCGTCATAGCTGCCCGAGCTGGACGTAACAATGCCGTTGGCATAGTCCACCAGGCCGATCTGCTGGGTGCCCGACATCAGAATGCCGCCCTTGTCGGTAAACGTGACGCCGCCCACCACGATGGAGAGCGAACCCGGCAGGCAGCCACCGGGCAGGGCCAGGCTGGTAGTGGTGTTCCAGGTCTGGGCGGTGCTGAAGCTCACGGCCTCGGCCGCAGAGACCGGGAAGCCTGCCGCCGCATACGGAATGGCCGCAGGGATGGGCGTCTCGCTCTGGGCCGAGGGCACGATCTGGGTCATGATCGTCTTGGCGATGATGGTGAAGTCGCCCAGGGCGGCAGCTTGCTGCAGGGGCGTGACGCCCACATAGCTGCCCGCATCGGCCACCACCGTATCGCGCAAGCGGGCGCTGTTGGCCAGGCGCGTGAACTGGCGGCTTGCCGGCGATCCGGTGAAGCCGTAGCGCAGCGCGTCCGAGATCTCGACCGAGACAATCACCGCCTTGTAGTCTTTGTCTGTGTCATAGGTAAAGGAGCGCTCCTGACTGGTCACGCGAATGGCGCGGACATATTGCTCCTGCTCATTGGCCAAGCCTTCATTGCCGACCAGCACCAACGTCTTACCCGTGGCTGGCAGCTCCGTGCCGGGCCGCTGGAAGATCTGAATGACGCGCTGGCCCTGGATGTGGTCCTCATAGAGATAGCCCGCCCACTCCGGTCCCTTGTTGAGGTATGCCTCAAGCCTGGCCTGCGCCTGGGCGCGGGTGTCATAGACCCCGCCCGTGGCAAACAGGGTGATGGAGATATTGGGATCTTCGGGAGGCTTTGCCACGATGACATTGCTGCCCTGGTAGGTGTCGCGGTCTTCGGTATCTACGCCCACAAACATCTGACGCATGTTGTCGCGGCCCAGTGCGCGGTCCATCTCGGAGACGTCCGGCATGATGGCGTTTTCTTGGCCGGACTCGATCACGACGTTGGACGGCCCGCCGCCACCCTCGGGCACATCGTCCATGACTCGGCTGGCACGCAGCTGGATGTCGCCTTGCAAAATGGGCATTGTTCTTCTCGCTTAAACAGTGATCAGCCGCAGCGTGGCGACATAGGGATGGGTGGCGGCGGGCAGCTCTGGCCGGGAGATGGGCGCAGCGGCAATCGGGTCGTCTGCCGCAAACTGCACAGTGAATTCGCGGCCGTCTGCCAGGCGCAGCGGGTACTGCGCACCTGGCTCGTCGGCCAGGGCTTGCACATTCAGCAGCGTTGCACGACGAATCCAGCCTTGATCCTCCGCAGCCTGCAAGGTGATGGGCCGGCCCTCGATACGGGCAGCCGCATCAATGATCTGGGCGCCAGTGATGCCGCGCTCAACCGTCTTCTGCACCGCAGACCAGTTGAACTCGTCCACCCACAACATGCCGCGCGGCAGCTCGATGCCCGCGAGAAAATGGCCGGCCATCAGTGAACACCTCCCGACAAATTGGCATCCCGCTCCAGTGCGGCCATCAGCTGCTGCATCTCTGAGCTGCCTGCTGCATCCGTGCCCACGTTGTATTGACGGCCGCCAATCACGACCTCATGCCTGTGGGTGATGACGGATTGGGGAGCGGCAGCAGCAGGGGCCGCAACAGGGGCAGGCGCCCGAGGCACTGAGCTGGGAGCGCTTGGCTTACGCTCCGCCTCCTGCTTTGGCCTTGCATTGGCAGCGGCCTGCTGCAGGTCGATGGCTCTGCCCGCCTGCGTGACCGCAAACTGGGTCAAGTCATATTGATAGTTGCCCAGTGCGCCGCTGCTCTTGACTGAAAAAGGGTTGTCCTGCGCATACTGGTTCTGCCATTGCTTCCACCAAGCCTCCAGCTCCTGACGGGTCTGGAACTGGGGCACCAGGCTTAGCGGGCCGGTGTTCTGGCGCATGACGCCTGGCGAGCCATTCACGCCGGCATTGCGCTCCTCGACAAAGTTGCGCGGGCCGCCCTGCTCCCATTGACGGGCTGCGTGGGCAGCGCGGCCCGATGCGTGCTCGATGCCGCGCATGCTCTCCTGCACGCCGTCGGCTGCATCGCGCACCCGGCCCATGCCGCTGACCATTCTACTGACGGCCTTCGCAGTTGCGCGGTCGGTGTTGAGCACAGCATTGCCCGCATCGTCCACCGCGACCTCGTAGCCCTTGACGGCGGCCTGGGTCTTGAGCCATTCGGGCGCAATGCCGCCATTGGCCGCTATGACCTTGTCGGCCATGGCTTTCCAGGCCTCTGCAATGCGCATGGGCGGCTGCTTGCCGTCCTTCTCCAACTGATCAAACGCAGCACGCGCCTGCTTGGCCATGCGCTGCAGATCCTCGTTGGTGGTCATGCCCAGGTCTTTGTAGGCCTGCTCCAGCAGCGCGGTGGACTGCGCCGCATCCTGGGCCGTGCTGGCGGCTGCGCTCTGGGCCTTGGCAATTTCCTGCAGCTTGCGCCCGGCGGCGTCCAGATTGCCGCTGGCGATCAGCTGCTCGTACTCGGCCCTGAGCTTCTTCAGGTTCTCGGCCGCAACGCTATCGGCCTCGGCCTTGGCGGCAGCGTCCTTCGCCGCCTTGGCTGCAGCCTTGCCCGTGGCCTCGATACCTGCAGCCACCGACTCGATGGAGGGGGCTGCCGCTGCAGCAGCATTGCCGACCGCAGTAACCTCCCCCGTCAAGCCGCCCCAGGCATCGCGCGCCGTCTGGGCGCCGTCGGCCATGCGCTGCAGAGACTCTTCGGCCTTGGCCTTGAGGGCATCTGCTGAGGCACCAAAGGCGCCCGCCATCTCCTCGGCATCAGCCGCCGCCAGGCGAAAGCTCTCGCTCAGGCCGCCAAAGGTGACGGATGCCAGGCCGCTGCGCAGCTGGGCTACGCCCTCCATCACCTTCGAGGCAATCTGCGCAAACGCTGCGCCCAGGCCGTAGATGGCAGTCAGCACGCCATTGACGCCCGCCGTCATCACGCCCCAGGCCAGCTGCACCGTGTTGCCTGCGTTGGTCGCGTACTGGCCGATGCGCTGCAGCGTCTCGCCCGTCTCGCTGGCAAAGACCTGCAGACGCAGGATCACGGTGTCAAAGTTGACGTTGGCCGCAAATGCACGGAAGAACTTGAGGCCGTTCTCAAAGGCCGTGGCCAGGGTCTGGCCGAAGCGCTCCACCAGACCGCTCTCGACCGCCTTGCGCAGTGCGCCAGTCAGCTCGTCCACACCTTTGCGCACCACGGGCAAAATTGGCTTGCCCAGCACCTGGGTCACGGTCTCCCACATGCTGCTCAGGCCTTTGAGCGATCCGTTCAGGTTGTCGGCCATGGTCTTTGCCGTGGCCTCGGCACTGCCGCCCGCCTCTCGCAGCTTGCCGGTCAGCTCATCCAGCGCACCCATGCCCTGGTTGAGCAAGGCGCGCAGCGCGGGCCCGGCCTCCAGGCCCACGGCATTGATGGCACGCTCGCCGTCCTTGCCCTTGGCGGCCAGCTGGTGCAGCGCTTCTTCAAAGTTGGTGGTGACTATGCCTGCCGCGCCCAGTTCCTTGCGGAAGCTGGAGAGCGGGTTGGCAAACTGGCTCATGATGGAGTTCAGCGCCGTGCCCGCCCGGCTGGCGTCGATGCCTGCGTCGGCAAACTTGCCGATGATGGCGACCGTGCTCTCCAGGCTCACGCCCAGGGTATTGGCAACCGGCGCGGCATAGCTCAGCGCCTGGGCCAACCCTTCCACGCTGGTGTTGGTGGCGTTGGCGCCCTTGGCCAGTACGTCGGCCACACGAGCAGCATCATCAAACTCTAGACCCATGCCCATCACGGCCTTGGTCACGTACTCGCTGGATTTACCCAGCTCGATATCACCCGCCTGGGCCAGGGCCAGCACGGCGGGCAGCGCCTTGACGGAGTCGCCCGCGCTCAGGCCTGCCTTGGCCAGGTTCTCCAGCGCGCCAGCCGCCTGCACCGATGTGTACCTGGTATTGCTACCCGCCGCCTGGGCAGCCTTGGTCAGCGCAGCCATTTCTGCGGCCGAGCCTTCGGTGGCTGCCTTGACACGGCTCATGGCCGCTTCAAAGTCTGCCGCGCTCTGCACCACGCCTGCAAACGCCTTGATGCCGAAGTAGCCGGCAACCGTAGCGCTCAGCAGCTTCACATTGCGCCCAAGGCGGCTCAGCACCGCAGACGCATCGTCCTTGGCGTTGATCACAATCTGAATGGGCTTGAAGGCCATGGCGTCTCAGCTTGAATGAAAGTGGTTGCTTCGGTCTGCGCTGCAGCCGGCGCTTGCGGGCCGCAGTGCAAACCGTCCCGGCAAGCCGGGTGGTCTGGATAAAGGCGTTACGGAATCAGCGCTGCGCGGCCGTCCACATAGACGGCCTCGCCGTTGTCGGGCTTGAGCACTTCCACGTCGAAGCCGAACTGGCTGTAATCGGTGCCGTCCTGAATCAGCGGCAGCTCGCCCGTGGGCGACAGGGCCACGCTGGGGAACCACCAGTCGCGATTGGTGCCGTGGGCGTTGTCGGCAATCAGCTGCAGCGCGCCCTTCAGATCCGCGCCGTTGCCGGACTTGATGCGCTCCCAGCTGGTCTCGGCTGCCGTGTAGCCCACCAGCACCTCGGTGGCCGCGTTGATCTCGCCGCCCTCTGCGATCTGCAGCAGGCCCAGGTCGGCATCCACCGTGTAATCGGTGCCCGCTGCAAAGGTCGTGGTGCCGTCCTTGCTTTTGACGGTGACAGTGCTCAGCTTGCGTGCGCCGGTGGGAGCGGCTGCAGTCACGCCCAGGCGGTAAATGCCGCCCGGCTCCACGGTGTGCGCCTCGTCGGCCACCGTAGCCGAGGCCTGGGTGTGCGTCTGGGCCGTGCCGGACAGAAACATGCGCAGATTGCTGCCGCTGATGTTGTCGGTGGTGATGGCCGCCTTGCGGGTGATCTCGATCAGCACCTCTTCGTCCTTCTCGCGCAGGCCGCCCTGCGAGCTGTAATGCGGGGCCTTGTCGCCCTCCACGCTCAAAGAGAAGGCCGGACAGTTGCCGAACTGGCGGCCGCCCAGCAGGCGGCCCGCCGCATCGAACGGATAGAAAACAAGGCGTCCACGCGGAATCTGATATTCCTTCTTGACGCGGGGCAGTGCAGCCATGGCTAGCTCCTTTGAAAGATTGAACGGCGCCGGCCTCAGGCGTCCAGCGACTCGAAAACAGACACGGTGGTGAACTCCACCGCATAGCCGACCAGGCCGGCGTCCACAAACTCGGCCTCGCGCACGCCAGCGGCGCGCAGCTCGGACCAGGCGCGGCCACCCGGCACCGCTGGCCGCCAGCCGTGCAGGCAGCCCACCACCTCTTCCATGGCGGCGTCCAGCTCGGCAGCAGCGGTGTCGCTGCGCCGGTTCACCAGCACGCAGGACCAGCGCGGCTCCAGCTGGGCAGCCTCACGCGAGACATCGCCCAGGCCCGCGCCGGACATGCGCACCTCGATGGCCGGCACCTGCGTGCGGTCGCACAGCTGCGATGCACCGCGCACCTGCCAGGGGGCCAGCGCACTGCGCTCTGCCAGGCGCGACTTGATGACTTGTTCAAGCAACAACATGGCAGTCAGTTCAGGAAGACGATGGGGAACACGGCCCAGCCGCTGGCGTCCTGCACCACCGGCCCGGTGACCTGGCAGGGTTGGCCGCCCACGAGCAGGCCGGTGCTGCCCTCGGCAATGCCGGGGGCGTCGGCAACCGGCATGGCCACGGTGTGGCGCTCGGCGGTGGCGGCATCGGCCAGAAAGCCTTCCAGCGGCGTGCGGTTGAAGACCACGCCAAAGGGCTTGCCGCCCTGCCAGCTGGCCGTGGCATTGGCCAGCAGCTGGCTCACGCCCAGGTTGATCAGCGCATCCACCTGCGCAAAAGGTGCAGTACTTGCCAGCATGCTCAGGCCTTGCGCTTGGCGCGCTGCAGCATGCCGGGGCGGGTGCACATGAACAGCGGGTAGCTGCGCACCTCGGGGCGCACCCACTCCTGGCGGTCCTTGTCCGTCACCACCATGGCGTAAACGTCCTGGCCGGGCGTGTTGACGAAGGGGAAGGACTCGGCCGGCGAGAAGCCGACGCGGAAGGCATCCGGCGCGCCCACGGGGAAGAACTGGCACTTGTCCGGGTGCACGGCCACGGTGCTGTTGTCGTCGGTGCCGCGGTAGTTGATGAACTGGATGTTGCCGTAGCGAAACGAGCCGAACACCTGGCCTACGTCGTTGCGCAGGTCGCGTGCCTCCTGCTGGTTCAGGTAGGTGCCTCGGGTTTCGGCATTGCCCGTCAGGTCGTCGAAGAAGTTGTCGCCGCACAGGCCCACGGCATAGGTCTGGCCGGGCAGCCAGGCGCCATGGCTGGCCCGCATCATGTCGCGGATCAGCGCATTGCACTGCTTGCGGATCTCACCGCCTTCGGCAGTGGCGTTGGCCAGGTCGAAGTTGATCTCGGCAGGCTGGGCAATGCCGAACTCTTCATACCAATCCACCAGCACGGTGCCGTCGGCGTCCAGCACCTTGCCCTGCACGGCGCCCAGGCGCATGTGCTCGTGCGTCAGCTCCACGGCGGCGCGCAGGCCGGTCTTGCCGTTCATGATGTCGGCCAGCTCGTTCTGCACGGCCTGCAGCTCACTGACGGAGCCAAAGGCACGGATGTTCTGCACCGACGATGCATACAGCGTCTTGCCGCGCGCAATGCGCAGCGTGTCGAAGTGGCGCATGCGCCGGCTTTCGCCCTTGCCTTCTTCAATCGGCGCGCCGCGCGGGCTGGTCTTGATGAGGGACAGCACGCCGCCCTTTTCCTCGATCGCCACGGTGGTAGTGCGGGAGCGCTCGGTGGTGAAGATGCCCAGTTGCCCCAGCAGCTGCGGCGCATAGGGCGCGGCCTGGATGGCGGTGGACATCGAGGTCATGCTGAATGCCTCGTGCGCAAAGATATTGAGATCGGCCATATCGGTAGTCCTTTTTCTCGCGCGGCTTCAGCGCGCAACAATGCCCACGGCGGCCAGTTGGGCCAGGGCAGCGGTTTTCTGGGGTTCGGTCGTGCCTGCGGGCCAGGCCAGCGCATGGGCGGCCACTTCGGCGTCTCGGGCGGTGATCACGCCGGGCTTTTCAGCGGCGGTGGTGTCAACGGCGACAAACAGCACGGCCACCGCGGTTTGGCTGCCGTCGGGCGTGCCGCCTTCGCCGCTGCCATTGACAGGGTCTACGGCTACGTATTTGCCGGTGGTAGTGACCTTGCCCAGCACAGCGCCGGGCAGCAGGTTCTGCCCCTGCGCGATAGTGACCACTTCGCGCGAGCGGGTGCCGTTGGCCTCGCTGACCAAATAGCAGGCCGTGCCAGGGCCGAGTTCTTGCACTTGCATGGTGCGTGCTCCTATGGGTGGGGGTTGGGTTAAGGTGCGGTGCCAAAGGCCTTGCCCCAGCCGGCTGCGGCCTGGGTGGCCGCCTGTGCAGAGCCGTCGGGGCTGGCCGCCTCGACGCCCGAGACATTGGGGTTGCCCAGCGCCGCCATGGCCTGGGCAAACTGGTTGGTGGCTGCGGGTGCCAAAGCGGCCACGGCAGCAGCCGGTGCGGCATCCAGCACGCCCTGGGCCTGCTCTGCCGTCAGGCCGCCGGCAATGCAGGTCTGCGCCAGGCTCGGGTTGGCCGCTGCATTGGCGTGTCCCAGGATGGCGCTGACGCGGGCACGCTCGGCCTGTGCGCCTTCGGCGCGGGCCTGCTCCAGGCCTTGCGGGGCAGCCGCAGCAGCAGGCGCCACAGGTGCAGCAGCCGATGCAGCGGCGGGCGCTGCAACCGTTGCCGTAGAAGGTTCGGCAGGTGCAGCCGCTGCCGGTTGAATGGTTTGGGGGTCGCCCATAGAAGCTCCTTGAAGTTGAAATGACATTCCCGCCCCTGCGGGGTAACTGCGAGCGCGGCGCGCGGACAGGTCGGCAATCGCGGCGTCTGCCGTGCCAATGCGGTCGGCCAGCCGCGCAGCCACGCCGGCCACGCCCCGGTACACGGCGGCGCGCGTGTCGCGCACGGCCTGCTCTTGCATGCCGCGGTGCCTGGCCACGGCCTGCACAAACATCTGGTACAGGCCCTCGATGTCTGCCTGCAGGTGCTCGCGCACCGAGTTGGGCAGGGGCTGGTAGGGGTTGCCGTCCACCTTGTGCTCGCCGGCAAAGATGTGGCTGACGTTGATGCCCTCATTGGCCAGCGCGCGGCTGTAGTCCACATGGCGCATCACCACGCCGATGGAGCCCACGTAAGACGTGGTGGTCAGCACCACCTCGTCTGCCGCGCTGGCGGCCAGGTAGGCAGCGCTGGCCGCCATGCCGTCGGCCACGGCCACAATGGGCTTGCGCCCGCGTGCGGCATAAATGCGGTCTGCCAGCTCGAAGGCGCCCGACACCTCGCCGCCCGGGCTGTCCAGCACCAGGGCAATGGCGTGCACCTCGGGCTGGGCCAGGGCATCTTCCATATCGGCGGCCAGGTCGTTGTAGCCAATCAGCAGGCTGCTGTCGGCCTCCAGCCGGGTGCGGTGCACCAGGCCGCCCATGGCGCTGATGACGGCCACGCCCTCGTTCACGCGGTAGCCGCGCTCGGTGCGCTCGCCCTTGCGGGTGGTAAACATCTCTGCGGGCAAAGCCGCGCGGGGGCTGATGGCTGCGGCATCGATCTGCAAGCCGTCGGTGCCCAGCAGGCGCTGGCCCAGGCCGGCGATGATGGCGTCCAGCTTCTGCGGGTGCAGCAGCAGCGGGGTGTTGAACAGGCGGTCGGCCAGATGCGGATAGGGTCTGCTCATCTGGCGGTTAATTTGGCGGTTCATGGCGCATCCTTTCGGGCGGGTGCGCCCTCTTCCTTGTCGCCGCCGTTGTCTGCGGTGTTGGCTATCCAGGTGGTGGCACCGGGCTCGGGCAGGCCGTGCTCGCGGCGGCACTCGGCCTCCAGGCGCTGCTGGTGCAGCACCTCTTCCCAGTCCAGGCCCTGCTCGGCGCATTCCTGCTCCAGGGTGGAGACACCAATCTCCAGCCGCAGCTTGGCGGCCTGCACTTCCTTGACCGGGTCCACCCAGCCCTTGCCGCCAAACACAAAGCGGCAGCGGGTATAGGCATAGCGGTTGGCGTAAAAGCCGGGCGCGTCGATCACGCCCGCGTTCACCGCCTCTTCCAGCCACAGCTCGTAGATGGGCCGCAGCCAGGTGGTGGTCAGCCAGCGGCGGCGGCCGTGAAAATAGCGCCATGCCTCCAGCAGCGCAGCGCGGGCGCTGCTGTAGTTCACGCGGCTGAAGTCCTTGGCAAACAGCTCGTACGGCAGGTTCATGCCTGCGGCAATGCGCCGCTCCACCGCCAGCATGAAGGCCTCGAAGGCCACATTGGGCCGGCCCGGCGCAAACGACTGCAGCCGCGCGCCCACGGGCAGCGGAATCACCGCCCCGGCCTGCAGCTTGCCGATGCTGCGCGACTGGGTAACAGACTCCTTCCACACATCGCGCGCCTGGTCGCCGAACAGGGCCGACGCTGCCTCCTGGCTCAAATCCGACTCCAGAAACGCTGCCACCAGCGAATTGGCCAGGCTGGCCTGCAGCTCGTTCTGGGCGTACTTGCCCGCCATATGGAACTCGCGCATCACGGCGCTGACAATGGGTTTGCCCCGGCTCTGGCCCGTGCGCTCCTTGGCATGCAGGTGCACCACGCGGCGGCGGCCCCAGGGGGTAAAGGCGGGCACGCGCTCCCAGCGGTTCAGGTCCTGCGCCTCGTCGCCGCGCAGGTACAGCGCATCGCCAGGGTGCGCGGCGCGAAAGTGGTAGGCCACGGGCGCGCCCTCGCCATCCAGCTCCACGCCACGGCGAATGCGGGCCATGCCCTCCAGGTACGGCGGTGTCTCCAGCCGGTCGGCCTCGATCACGCTCAGCCGCGTGGCCCAGGGGCTGTCGGGCCGGGGCAGCCATTTGGGGATGGCCACGGCATCGCCGTTCACCATCTCGCCGCCCAGGGCCAGCACCGTCAGGCCCAGCAAATCCAGCGTGCGGGCGGCGTCGCAATCCGTGGTGTCGGCCCAGCTGCGAAAGTGCGCCTCAACTTTGTTGCCCCACTCGCGGGCCTGCTCGGGCGTCCAGCCCAGCAGGCGGTAGTCGGGCACGGCAGACAGGCGCAGCACCGCTCCCACCACGTTGTCGCGGTGGGTCTGCAGGCCGCCGGCCATCAGCCCGTCATTGCGAGCCAGGTCGCGGGCGCGGCTGGTCAGCGTGCCCAGCTCGGGCAGCAGGTCGGCATCGGCGCTGCCCGCCATGGGCTGCCAGTCGCTCAGGGCCAGGTCGGTGTGCGATGCGCCCTGGTAGGCCGACATGGCCGCCCCACCCTTGAGCGCAGCTGCGCCCAGCGACGCCGCCAACGACGTGCGGCTGCGGCTTTGGCGGCTTGGTTGGTTCTGGCGTGTATTGCGGCCCATGCTTACACCAGGTAGATGGGCTTGCGCACGGCCTGGCCGCTGCGCTGGGCCAGTTCGGCGTTGATGTCATCAATGGCGCGGCGCAGCTGAGTCGTGTCGGCATTGAACTGCACGGAGCGCGCGCCCACGCCGTCGGTGCTATGGCTGGCCTGCGTGGGGCCGGTCAGGCGCGCATCGATGGCGGCCAGATAACTGTCGCGCCGGGCGGTGAGCTGTTCGGTGGTGAGGTGGCTGTAAAGACCCATGCGCCGATGGTCGGCGGATGGCTGCGACAAAGCCATGTGACGGCTGTCACAAAAACATGTCGCAGGCTACGAGCGCTTATGCAGCAATAACATCAACAATCAAATTGATAGCAAAGATAAGATACGCGGCACAGAAAACAATATCTTGAGAGGGAAAATGGACGAGTACTACAAGATAGCAGCGGCCTACTTCAAGGAGTTTGAGCCAAGAGGTGCGTTTCCGGGTCTCAAAAGCGGCCATTGGTACCTTTGGGCACTGTCGCTCGCCTTCTTCATCTACTTTGGCTACGAGTTTTTTTTCGAGTCCGCACCGTCTTTCGAGAAGACGTACTGGCAATTCTTTGCCTCGGAAGTGGCTTTCCTTTTGTCGTGCGGGCTAATAGCCTTTGAACGTTTCCGCCTCACCGTGCGTGCGACCAGCGCAGACAGCGATACAAAGCCCGTTGAACGCTTAGCCAACTCCAAAAGGGAAAAATTGGAGGAACTTCTTGAAAGGCCCACGTGGAAGTTCATGGCAACAGCCAAAGAAATCATTGAACTTCGGGCCCTGGAAAAAGCGTGCCGTACGACCTCTGACAAAGACTTTGCAGAGCTATTTCCCAAAATCTACGACCCTGAATCCAAAGCGCGGCTGCTGACACTCATGACAGCGCTGATTGGCCTGGTTATCGCCTTTCTTGGCAAGAGTGAAGCCTTGAACTTCATGGAGACGATGGGTGACGAAGGAACATGGGCTTTTTTGAAGGCACTGGCACAGCTCGCCGCCGTAACATTCATTGGGGGCGTCGTTTCATATCAAGTTCTTCGCCAGATTCTTGAGCTAGTCCTATACCTCTTTTCGTCCCTGTTCCCTGTACTGCACAACCGGCAAGTGACGCTGGACTACTTGCTACGCGACCTCATCCGGTTTCATCGCATGGAGCCACCTGCCCCGCCCCCAGTGGCACAAGCCCCCGCAGAAACACTCCAACTCTCGCCAAGACGCGAGCCAGGCCTTGGCACACTCATTGCAGCAGTCTGCCTTGCATTGATCCGCCAGCCATCTGCGCCTAGCGACAATGCCTCAGCCAAGCACAAGACGCCCTCAGACAACTCTTGAGACACAGCTCACACAACCAGAGCGACCATAAATAAGCCCCTGCCAGCCAAAGCCTGCAGGGGCTTATTTAATTGCGACAAAGACTTCAATCCAAATCGACCTCTAGCGCTTATCTGTCAAGCGCTAGTAGCTATCAAAACCGATTACTTGAAGGTCATCATCAACGTGCCGGGTGGCAGACTGGCGGCGGGTTTCTGGGCGGGATAGACGGGTTGGGTCACCTGCTTTTCGCGGTGCTGGGCGCGTTGGGTCAGGCGCTGGGTGCAGGCCGTGGCCAGGGTGGCGAGCTGGGCGTCGGTGGCGGACAGGATCTCGCCGCTGGCAATGCGCTCGGGCAGCGCGTTGAAGGAGACGATCATCTGGTCATCGCCAATGGGCTGGGCATGGGGCACGCTGGGCTGGCCTTCGCGGTCGTAGCCCAGGTTGAGCAGGTAGCGGGCATGGCGCCAATCGGTGTTGTCTGCGGCCATCACGGCGTCAAACACAGCCTGCGTCACCTGGGCTGCGGCCTGGGTGGCCAGGCGCTGGGCGAGCTGAATGCGCTGCGGGTCTTGCGCGGGCTTTTGCAACTCGGCCTCCATGCGATTGAAGGCGGCGATATAGGCCAGCTTCCAGCGCAGCGCCTCCTTGCCGGTAAACCCCATGGCCAGCAGCATGAAGCCTTCGCGGGTCATGCGGTAGGCAGGCTCCTCACGAGTTGCGCCATTGCCGATACTGACCTCTTGAGACATGCGCGCAAAATTGCGCGCATGTTCTTCGGGTACTTCAGACGAAAGATTTCGGACGGCCCGCAATACGTCACGATGGCGTTTGCCAAAGAACTGTGCGACTTGAAGACTTGTGGTGGTGACGGTGCCGTCGTGAATGGAAAGCTCAGGACGAGCTGATGCGACGGGTGCAGACGAACCGATAGAGATGCCAGCCATGACAGGCTCCTTTGTGACGAGGTTTCAACCCATCACCCAGGCCGCCAAGCAAAGGTGATGGACCGTGCAGGGTTGGCGGACCGGACAAAGGAACCGGCACACCCTTGCGGGTGTCCCCACACGGCCCACCGTAAAGTAAAACGGAGCCATGCGCGCGCAGGCATGCTCATAGAAGCAAAAAGCCGCAGACCATGAAGTGATGGCGCGGCTGCTGCGCCTTTGTACCGGGCCGCCAAGCCCAGATCACGCTTACGGGCGTGATTCCGAATTGTCACATCTATTCAACTAAAGATCAAGAAAGAAGTGCAGATTTCAAGAAGACTCCAAGATACTAATGATGTCTTTTTTCCTCTTCTCCGAAGCAAATGGCAGGTCGTTAGTAAATTTCTTCAAATCAAGCGACAGTTTGAGTTCACTGCCATAAATGGTTTCCTTTGATTCAATCTTATTAAATTTGAAAGAACCTCTAAAATCAACTAATCCTTTATCGTTTGATTTAAGAATAAATTTAATTAAACGGCCACCAGATAATTTATAGAACTTATGCTCAAGATTTGGAATAATCGATATCAATTTCAAATCAGAATAAGAATTATATTCAAGCTGACGTGATGAAGTCTTGTTAAGCTTCAAAACGTCGCGGGCACCTTGATGCCCAAAAATAGACGCTGTAGCCGCAACGAATGCCATTCCCCAAACATACTCGTTATTATTTTTAAATTCAATTAACTCATTGAATTTACTCCAACTGCATTCTTTTGAATTTTCACGACCTAAAAATTTCCTAATTTTTGCAAAACTATCTAATTCAACCTGAACCTCATTGCTCTTGTGATCCTGGAGAGCAAGGCTAGCCTCCAGTATATTATTTTCAAAGAATGCACTATCGGTTCGTGCATTCCTAAAAAACTCACCGATAATACGACTCTCTCTTGCTATATCACCTCTAACAATCTCACCTTCACTCGAGAAATTACTACCCTCCAAAATTGAAGTCACTCCTGAAACACAATTACCTTTGACATCAATTCTTTTTGCCTTTTCAATTATCTCAGCGTCGTGTTTTTCTCCAGAAACGAATTTCTCCATTTCAATAATATAGTTTCTATCCAAAATGTAATACATAGCTTATTATTTCAATATATCAGGGGAATTAAAATTGATCCAAATCAGAATCAAACATTCTTGAAAACACAATATTTTTACAAAAAGTAAATCACCAAAATAAATCCTCCTCTAATTCAATATATTTTTAGATAGATATAATAAAAATGTCACGCCATATTTTTCAAATTTCTATTTGTACGAAGCTTCGGGTAAGCTTGACAACTTACTTGAGCACACAAATGACATATTCACCTTTTCTAAGAGCAGAAGCATTTGATCCTCTATCTCTTTAAATCCAGTTCTTGATGCTTCTTCGAAATTAACACCAAACTTTGAAACTATATTTCTAGCTTCCTCTTGATGCTTCTTATAACTATAACCAGAGCTAGGCCCGCTTGTTTTCAGCAAGTTAGATCTATTGATTAATTCTGAGTAATCCTTAATCAGACTCGAATATTCATCAGAACACTCCAATGAACCATTCTTAGACTGGTCATAAATACATCTATACCACATCACTATGTCAAAACTCGACAAGTGAAGGTAGTCCAGTTTCTGAATCTCGTTAGTCACATAATTATTAAATAACGACAAATTAGAAAAATGATTAACCATAGACTGTGATTCTGAATTCTTCTTGTACGTTAATACTGCAACAAAAATACCAAAAATAGTGGCCAAGTTGTACATTACCGCCAACCAGTATCCAAACCAGCTGAATGAAGAAAAATTATCAGAGAAAAATTTATTAACACAACTCAAATTATTACAAAAGTCCCAACTCAAAGCCTGCTTATACGGAAAATAAATCAGCAGCGCAACAAAAGATATTGCAATTGGAAAAAATACAATGATGCACCCCCAACGGAATAAAGTAGAATAGTCACCTAACTCGTCCAAAAAACGCTTCAAGCTCATATTAAATTTTTCTCAAGTAATTCAACAAAATAGCAGCACGACGACTATATTTATTATTCTTCTTTATCAGAGTCAACAGCGTTTTTGCTTGAGCGCACTGTTTTTTAAAAAAATAATGCTGCCTTCTTTGCTGAGATGTTCTTCTTATAATTTTCAGCATTTGAATAGCAACATACAGATCAGACCGAGTAGACTTCGGCCTAATCCTTTTCAGTCTATTCACAAGAGCAGAATGCTGAATATGCCCTACACGAGCGAGCTTATTGACTCTCCCCATGCATTTATTAAATTCTTCGCGATAAGTTGGCAACGTAATGTAATTAGGCTCCCTTGAAGCAACTTCCAGGTGTTGCACAGCTGCCCTAATTCTTTTAACTTCTGCGATTGGTAGTCTAGCGTTCGATGTATTCACTCGGAGCCCGTGCACAAGCAACGGCTTAGAGGTTAAATTGATAACTGAAGTTTTTCCTTTATTAACCGGCAAGTCCTTGGACATTAAAACTTCTTCAACAACTTTCTCAACGTAGGAAAAATCATAACTTCTATTTTTTGAAGAAATAGTAATATCATCTACATACCTAGTATAGGTAACACCTTTTTTTTCAATTCTTTTAACCATCTTTGCTTCGACATCGAAAATACACAATGCGGCAAGATAGCTTGATGTTAGTGCCCCCTGACACAACCTATCATCTCGACAGCAAATATCAGTTAGAATCTCTGAAACTGGGTATGGGTATTTAAAGAAATCAAAAAATACATCAAAAACTACTTCTCTTTGAATATTGTCAAAGAAATCTTTGATATCCATCTTGAGCAAGCTACCTGCGCCTGCATGTACATTTGCAGCTGCAACATAATCTTTCGCTGGTTGCCCATTGCTCTTTGGAATAGAGCCATATACAAAGAATGGCCAATCAACCAAAGGCTTAAAAATTCTATTGATTATTCTCTGCTGAATTTTTCTGACCAGAGCAGAAGGGTTGTATACCTTTCGTACTCCACCATGCTTTTTTTCAATGAACTTTTCTTTATATCTTTGATCAGCAGGCGTGTTTAGAAGATTCTCAATTTCTGATAAATTGATATCCAAAGCATTTGCAAGCGTCGGAATCGATGAAATCGATCCTGCTACTCGCTTCGTAAAATCTTCAATGAGTTTGGTCATAAGGTAGTGTTGGCCGCTCCATCCAATAGGAGCACGGAGAGTCTCTTCAATGATCGCTTAGCTACGATTGAGCCTCTCCAGGCCAACGTCTACTACGTCGCTCCTGCGCGCGGCGCGCCGCGTGGAGGAGCCGAGGTGCTCAGACCCCGAAAGCCCAAAAATGGGCGCTCAAATGAGCAAAGTAGCTGTTAATAGCGATATTGTTTTAAAGCAAGCGGTACACTTACTTGTGTAACAGTTTACATCACCCCTCATTTTTAAATCAAATTTCGCACTAGGGTAACCACTGATTTCCGTACTTAAAAAGTATCACTAGAAGATTTATAGATTATTTTTTAAAACCAAGATTCTTTGAATCTGCCTAACACTTACTCCGAACTTGCGTGCCAGTTCACGGGCATTGCACCCATCAAAGTTCGCACGTATTTCCCTCGCCAAACGCTCACGCTTCAGAGAGCGCTCAATCGGAACATACACCTGCACCCCACCCAGCCGCTGCACATAGCGGCGCACCAGCTCTTCCGTCAAATCTTCCACCCGCTCCACACCATGGCATAGCGCGGCAGCGGCCAGTTCTTCGCGCAGCACGGCAATGGGGTCCAGCTTGTTGCTGGATACGGAAGGGGTGGTGGTTGCGTTCTTGTTGTTCATTGTTTTGATAGCTGGTTGCGCTTGCTGTGCCTGCGTTTGCATTAGTTTTTATCAATAAAGGCTGATGGGACTAAAAAGCTCTTCGTCCGCCAGTTGGCGTGACGGGCTGGGCCGCGTTGGCGCGCGTGGCGGCGCGGCTTCATTGCCCTGCGGCTGCGGCTGGGCGGCCTGGGCCGGAGCGGTGTTGAAGAGGTCTTGCGGGGGCTGCACGGTTTGCTCCAGCTGCAGCCAGCGGGCCTCGGGCCATTTGTGGATGCCAAGGCACATGGCGGCGTGCAGCGCGTAGTTGCGGCAGTCCAGCACTTCATTACGAGGCCTGCGCTTGACCCAGCGATACACGTCCTTGCCGTTGACCTTGACGAGCACGCGCTGCTCTGCGGTGAGCTGCTCGTACCATTCGCGCGGCAGCTTCTGGCTGGTATGCACGTAGCCGGGGCCGGGCTTGTCGATGGCGAGCTGGCCCAGCAGCAGGTCTTTGGCGCTATCCACGCCCACCAGCCAGAGCTTGATGCCGTGCGATATCTTGCGGCCGCGGTAGTTGACTTCTTGCAGGCTGCTAGGGCCGACGATGTTGCGGTTGTCGTTGTTGTCGCCCTTGATGGCGCGCAGGCCGGTGAGCTGCCCTTGCGCGCTGCGCACCCAGTTGTAGACGGCCTGGGTCTGGTCGGACGAGTCGATGCTGATGGCACTGAGGCCCAAGGTACCGCCGTGCCAGGCCTGCACGTAGCGCTGCTGCAGGTATTGGGTGACGGGCTCCCAGTCGGCCTCGCTGGCAGGGTTGCCCTGGATGACCTGGTGGGCAATGGCCCAGCTTTCCAGCCCGCGGCCCCAGGCCCAGATGGCGATCTCCCACCGGTCGCGCTGCACGTCGACCCCGGCGGTAAGCAGCAGCGCGCCGGCGGGCACGCGGCCCAGGGGGTAGTCTTCGGCCCGGGCCTGCAGGGCGTGTTCGTCGCTGCTGTCGCCCTTGAGCTCCCAGGTCTCGCCCAGGGTTTCGTTGGTGAAGCCGGTCATGGGCCCCACGTCGCCGGCCTGCAGGGCGCGGTGTGCCTTCTCGAATTCATCGACGATGCTGACCCAGGTGCGCTGGGGGCTGTAGGCGGCCCAGACGTGCACGCCCAGGGTGCGCGGCGGGCGGCAGGGCTGGCCTGCAGCGTCGCGCCAAATGCGGTCTGCGCCGTAGCGGCGGCCGGTCTTTTTGCAGACCCATGTGCCGGTGAGCGGCCAGCCGCCGGGAAGGTAGTCGGCCTGGGTGATGCTCTCCAGGCAATGCGGGCAGACATGGTGCACGCTGGCGGGCTGGCCTTTGATCCATTTGAAGCCGTAGGGCAGCTCTTTACTGCCCCAGACGAGCGGGTGCTCCGCGCTGCAGCGCGGGCATTCGATGTGGTACTGGACGTAGGCGTCGGATTCTTCGCAGGCGCGCTCCACATGGCACATGCCTTTGACGCGGGGCGTGCTGCCGCCGACAAACTTGGGGTATGGCGCGCCTTCCAGCCGGCCTTTGGCCAGGCTGCCGGGGTCGCCGGATTTCTCGATGCTCTGGTCAAAGGCGCTCCATTCGTCGAGGATGGAGACAGCCACGGTAATGCGGCGGTAAGCCCGCGCGGCCTTGCCGCCCAGCAGGTGCAGCACGCTGTCGCGGAAGGGCTTGTATTTGATGGTGTCCTCCACCCCCTTGCCCTGGCGGCGCGCGGCCTGTACGGCGGCCACGCCGTCGAGCACGGGCTCGATCTCGCTCTTGACGTAGCTGTCGCGGTCATCGTCGGTGGGCTGCCACAGCGCCTGTTTGCGGCGGCGGTGGGCGATGTTGTAGGCGACGAAGGCGGTGATCATCTTGGTATAGCCCACGCGCTTGCTTTTTTTGACGGCCAGCTCCTCGATGCGGTCGTCGCTCATGAAGTCGAGAATGCCGAGCTGGAAGGGCCAGCCGACCCAGCCGCCCTTCTGGTGGCTGGATTCGCCCGCCAGCAGGAAGTGCTCTGCCGCCCATTCGCTGAGGGTTTGCGGCACATCGGCCCGCAGGCTGGACAGGCCCAGCGCGGCTGCGGCCTGGATGGCTGCCATGGCTTCGGGGCTGAGGGGTGCGCTCATGCGGCGTCGCCCTCCTCAACGCTGCCTGCTCTGATATCAAATGCTGCGGTCTCGTCTGCATCGAGCTGCGCCATGGCTTCGACCTCCTTGTTGACCAGCTGGGAGGTGGAGCGGATCCATTCGTTGCGCGCGTCGGCCATGATGCGCAGCACGATGAGCAGCACCTCTTGCGGCAGGTCCGGGCAGGCCTTGCGCACCTGGCCTTCGAACTGGTCCATGCGATCGACAATGGCGGAGCTGGCCAGGCCGAGCACGTCAGCCAGGATGCCGATGGGCGCGAACTCGCCACGGGCCACTTGGTTCTTCAGCTCCTGCGCCTCACGCTGGGCCCTGGCCAGGCCGGCGCGTTCTTGCACCAGGTCGAGGCCCAGGGTCTCGCCGATCCGGCCCGCGGCCTGGTCGCGCAGGTGCTCGCAGTAGCCCACCAGCCAGGCGTGGACGTTTTCACCACGGGTCAGCACGCCCTCGCTCACGCGCTTGCTGATGCTGGCTTCGCTGACACCGACCATCTGCGCAAACTCTGCTTGCGAAACGATAGCATCCAAATAAGGCAGAACCTTCACTTAACCCCCTTAGGAAACTCACGAAACAGTCCGACAACGCGGCTCGAATTACCCGCTTCAGAGGCTCGGCGGAAGGACCCGCGCCCCTCGTCCTGCCTATTTTTTGTGCAGTGCATCAAACCTTCACCTCCAGGCCCAGGGCCATGCGTGCGGACTTGCCGGCGTAGTACGAGATGCTGGTGTCGCCACTCTCCATGCGGGCCACGATGCGGCGTGCCCAATCCTTGCCGTCGTTGCGCTCCTGCAGGCTGACCTTCACAGGTGGCGCGGCCACGGGCGCGGGCAAGGCAGGCAGGCCCTGCTGCTGGGCATAGGTCTGGCGCGGCATGACTGCATCGCACATCAGCTCGAACTGCGGCAGGTTGGGCGGGAAGTCGGGGTGCTCTGCAGCCAGGCGGGCGGCCGCGGCCTCCAGCACATCGGCAGGAAAGCGACCCAGGCGCGCCTGCCAGACGTTCATGGCCGCACGGATGCCCTTGTCGTGGCCCTGGCCGTCCTTCAGCCCGGTGGCGAACTTGCTGAGGAACAGGCTGCCGTAGCTGCCCTGCAGCAGCACGAACAGCTTGCGCACCGCCGGGCCAGCCCGCAATCCGTCTGCCGGCTCCGCAGCGCGTGCCTGCGCTTGCTGGATCGCCTCAGCCGTCAACGCCGCCACGTCATGCATCCCACACCCCGTCGAAGATGGTTGCTGCCGCCGCAGCGTGCTTGTTCGCATTGAACGCCGGCGCACGACCACCCACCGGTGCCGCCGCAGGCCTGAGCCATGCGGCCTGCAGCCCTTGCGAGCCGCGTATGCACCACAGCTGCAGAAAGGCCTCCAGCGTCATGCCGGCCTTCGCCGCCTCGGCCTTGGCGCCCTTCAGCACGGTCTCCGTCACCGGTGCCCGTTTGACCTTGCGCAGCTGCAGCCAGTCGGCCCAGGTCTGGTCTGTCACGTCCTCCGGTTGAGCAACAGGTCCTGCGCGCTCAAGCGCAGGTGTGCTGGTTCTTTGATGGTTCCTATGACGGTTCAATGATGATTTGGGTGCGCCTGGTTCACCCCTGGGGTGCGCCTGGTGCGGGGGTACAGGTGCGCCTGGTTCACCACCTGGTGCGCCTGGTGCGGGGGGTGCGCTATCTGCGGGGGGTGCGCCATCTGCACCACCTGCCTTGCTGCGACGGCGACCGACAGGCGCCTTGGTCGGGTCGAAACTGCCCGGCGTGATGGTGTAGCTGGTGCTGGCATTCAGGCGATATTCCCGAAAGACCAGACCGACCTTCTGCAGCCACGACAACGCCTCTTGCACGGCCCGTTCCGACAGGCAGGTGCGCCTGGCAATGGTGCCGACACCGGGCCAGCACACGCCGTCGTCATTCGACTGGTCTGCCAGCGATATCAGAACTGCCTTTTGCGCAGCAGACATGCCCTGCAGCGGCCAGCAGGCCGACATGATGATGGTGCTCATACTTCTCTCCCGATCAGGCCAAGGCCGTTTGTCGCGCCTTGCAGCGCACAGGCATCACGTCACGCTGGCGCGGCGACAGGCTGCAGCGGCGTGCGGTGCCCTCCTCCAGCCGTCCGGCAGCCAGCAAGGCATTGACGGTGCTGGCCACGCTGCACAGCTCCAGCCATTCGCCCGTCTGGGCGTTGTGGTAGTCACGCAGCTCGCGCCGGCTCATGTCGCGCACGCCTTGCTGGTGGGCATGGCGCAGCGACTCGTACAGGCGCTCGTGCAAACGGCGGCGCGTTTCATTGCCCAGAGCGGCAAACGCCTCGGCGCTGGTGTCGCGCCCGGTCACTACGGATTGGGGTTGCTGCATGGTCAAACCTCCTGATATCTGCACAGGCGGCTGCGCGCCTGCGCTCAAATTCGTTGCTGGGTTCATGGAAGTCATACGCCTGCGGCCTCGCGCAAGCGGTAGCGGATACGGCGCTCCAGATAGGCCGTGGCGTCGGCACGCTTGGCCACCTTGTCCATGTCAAAGCGCGGCAGGTAGCCGCGGCCCGGCCGCACAAACATCAGCACCGGGCGCACATCGGCACCGCCTGTGCCGCTGGCCGCCCAGATGCCAGGGGCCAGGTGCGCCGTGCGCTCGTCCTGCTCACCCTTCTGGGTGATGCGAGGGCCGCCACGCGTCTTGCCGTAGGCCACGAAATAGCGGCGGCCCGCCTGCTTCTTGGTGCCGCGGTGCACGCGCAGATAGCCCTGGTCGCTCATGTTGGCCTTGTAGCCCTGCTCGCCAAACGCCTGGAAGTAGCTGATCAGCTGCACCAGAAACGGCCCGCGCAGGTTGCCCTTGCCGTCATCGCTGCCGGGGTATGGGCCACCTCTGGCCTCATCGGGTATCGCCGTCTGGTATCCGGCAGGCAGGATGCCCGCACGCTTCAGTGCCACCTCGCTGCGCTTGTCACGCCGGCGGCCGCCCCAGGTCTGGGCATCCAGAATCTTTTGCGGATCGATCCCCTTGCCGCCCATATAGGTCGGCTCGATCGTCACGCTCAGCCTGGCGGCCGTGGCCATGTGCACAAACGGGCTACGCAGGATGTAATCCGTAGGCCGGTCGAACACGGCGCGCATCTCGTCCTGCATCGCACGGCGGATCTCGAAGCCCGTATCGTTCAGCGCCTTGGCATAGGCCTTGGCGGCCTGTGCGCCCGTCAGCCCGTGGATCTGCCGCAGCAGCTCCGCCTGGTTCAGCACCCGCGCGCTCAGCTGGATATGCATATCAGCCCTCCTCCACCGGCGCCGGCACGCGCGCTGCCGCCGTGGCCAGCAGCTGGTTCAAGGCAGATATCAGCTCGTTGTAGCGGTACTGCAGCCGCTTGATCTCGTTGCGACTCACCATGGCCTTGCCGCCCCGAAAGGCGTCTGCCGCTGCGGATGTGAACTCGCCCACCTCCTGCTGCAAGGCCACAAACGCCTCCACCGGGTCGCCCGCGGCCTGGTCCGGCAGCGCGGGCACGCAGGTGTAGCCCAGGGCCGCCGCCATGGCATGCAGAATTGCCGGGTTGCTCGACATCACCTGCAGCGCCACAGACTCGCGCAGCGTCAGGTGGTGCGTTGTGTTGTTCGGGTTCAGCTTGTTCTGCAGCGTATTGGCGCTCACGCCCATGCGCTCGGCCAGCACCCGCACTCCGCCCGGGTGGTTGTGGGCGATCAGATATGCCGCATCCGTCACATCGGCAGGCATCCGCATGTCGTTTGGGCGGCCTGCTTCGCCATTGTTTGCGTGGGGAGGGAAAGAGACACTGCTTCTCATGACCACACCTCACTTCTCAGGCGCGTCGCTGACGGCCGCCGCGCAGACAGCCAAGCAAACCCCCGTCGCCGCCACACCCGAGTGGGCCCACGCCATGGAGCTGCTGCTGCAGCAAATCGTCTTCGTCCTGGACGTCGAAGGCCGCGACAGCTTCACCACCCGTAAAGTCGCCCGCTGGAACAACCAATGCATCCACGAAATGCTGCGCACCGGCAGCGTGCCCCTGCCCGTCATCGAAGAGCTGCAGCGCATGGCGGTGCGGGTGCTGACGTGAGCGCTAGTATGGGAAGCACAATCCAAAGCCCGAGGGAGAACAGAGTGACGGACCACACTCCACATCAGCGCATCCATCAGCTGTGCGACCGCCTCACACAGCACATCAGCAACAGCCATGCAGGCCAGAACGACCAGGCGCTTCATGAAACGAAGAGGTTGTGCTTCGAGATCCGCAGCTTCACTACCGCCCCGCAGATCGCCCAATACACGCGCGACCTGGAAAGTGCTGCTAGTCGATACTTCAGCGGCAGCCCGCTGAAAAGCATCAATGCCCAAGACCGGCACAAAGCGGCTTACTCGCTGCCCCAGCGCATACGCGAGCATGCTGACTGGCTGCTCGCAGAAGGAGAACTGAAATAGCACCGCCATCATTCGCCGCCTTTGCATGCGTGACTCAGGAGCGCCTCCTCGATGCAGGCATCTCTATGCCGACAAATGGCTGCTGCAAGCCCCTCCTCCCACGACTGCCCGCTATCGATATCAGTCACGCGGATGGCCAACTGGACGATCAATGCATCTGTCTCCGCCCGGGTCAACATGCGTCGCATCGTTCGCCTTCCAGAGCGCAAGGTCAGCTGCAGATAGCCGCCAAGAATGCAATCTACAAGCCAGTTTTCGACCAGTACGCCTTCCTGTTGTCTCTGCGCCCGCCATCGACGGACCAATGACTCCTGGCTCCAGCGCATCTCAGGCAAGGAAAGGGGCATCCTGGGCAGCTTGCGGCGGCGACGGGAGATGCGCTTAGCCATGAGCAGCCTCCTGACCGGCTTGCGGTAGAGCGACTGACTTCGCAAACGGCGGCGGTAAACCCTCGACATTTCGACGAGTCCAGGCTGCAAGTACGCGGTCTGCAACCTTGTCACTGAGAACGTCAGGCCACTTGTCGACGGCCTGGTAAGACACACCCAAAGCGGCCGCCACTTCTCTCGTGGAGCCACCCAGCATTTCTATGGCCTCTGATTTTCGGATCGTCATGCCTCAAGTTTAACCTTAGTTAAAACATGAAAGCAACCATAGTTAGTATTGATTCCGCCATGATTTCAACCATGGTTGATTACAAAGAACGCCTAGAGAAGGCAATGAAAGCTGCCGGTGTAGACATCACAGAGCTCGCGAGGTCTGTTGGCGTCTCCTATCAGGCTGCGCGCAAAGTCCTTGAGGGGGAGAGCAAGGCTTTCACTGCCGAAAACAACGCCAAGGCCGCCGCACGCCTGAATGTGTCGTCGGACTGGCTTGCCACTGGCATGGGCGACATGGCCCGCAACGCCAACAGCATTGTTTTTTCAGAAGACAACGAAGATCTGGTTCGCATCCCCATACTGGCCAACAGCGGCAGCATGGGCAAAGGCAATGACACGCTCGACGCGGACTATGTGGTGGGCGACCTGGCGCTATCCGCGCACTGGATCAACCAGCATATCAAGCCCGGCAATATCCGGGAGCTGAAATTCATTCACGCCCAAGGCGAAAGCATGTCGCCCACCTTCAGCGATGGCGATGTGCTACTGGTCGATGTGGGTTCACGCGACCCCGCCAGCCATGAAGGCGTCTACGTCCTGGACGTGCATGGCCAGACCTATATCAAGCGCGTTCGCATGCGTATGAGCGGCACCCTGGAAGTCAGCTCGGACAACCCCAACATCAAGACCGTGGATGAACTGAATGGGGATCACCAGGTACGCGTGCTGGGCCGCGTTGTGTGGGCCTGGAACGGCCAGAAGCTCTAATCCAGGCCATCGCCGCACCGCCTGATCACATTCCTCCTGCTCTGCTCAGAAAGGCGTACCGCAATGAAAATCAAAGTCTCGTGCTTCGGTATCTCACTTGACGGCTACTCTGCCGGGCCTGACCAGAGCCTGAGCAATCCGCTAGGCGTGGGAGGGACGGAGCTCATGGATTGGTTCTTCCCCACCGAAGTCTTCCAGAAGATACACGGCGGCTCGCCAACTGGTGAAACAGGCATCGACAACGACATGGCCCAGCGCTCCTTCGAGAACATTGGCGCCTGGATTCTCGGTCGCAACATGTTTGGCCCTGTACGCGGCCCCTGGCCCGACGAGAGCTGGCAAGGCTGGTGGGGTGACGAGCCACCCTACCACGTGCCCGCATTTGTCCTGACCCACCATGCTCGCCCCAGCCTTCACATGCAGGGCGGCACTGATTTTCACTTCGTCACGGACGGAATGGCATCCGCACTGGAGCAAGCGAAAGCAGCTGCGGCCGGACGCGATATCCGTATTGGCGGAGGCGTGGCTACCGTACGCCAGTTCCTGCAAGCCAAGCTGATTGACGAGATCCACCTTGCAGTCCGCCCCATTCTGCTGGGCAGTGGCGAGAACCTCTGGCAAGGCCTGGATATGTGCGCCCTGGGCTATGAGGTCGCTGAAGTGATTCAGGGCGAACGCGCCACGCATGTGATGGTACGCAAACAGGCATAGCCGCCCCGCTATCTCGCACAAGCCCGCAACAGCGGGCTTTTTCATTTCCGCCTTCGGATTGAAGACAACTTCACAATAAAACTTAACCATGGTTGACATGAGTAATTTAACCATGGTTAAATTCAATCGTCGCAGCAGTCACTGGACAGCACCAAGGGGCACAACCCAATGCCAAAGCCACCAACGCCAAGGCGAACTGGCTTCAGGGGTACAGCAGATTGCAGACGCGATGGGCGCCACGGCATCGGCCGGGTCAGGCCCGGTCTTTCAAAAGTCGTATGCCCATGTCGTTCGCTCCACCCACGCGGAGCGTCCCCGGGCTTCATCGCATCAGCGGGCACGGTCGCTGCACTGCGCGGCATCCCTGCCGTATCCAGCCGCCAAAGGGCGTACACGGTCAAAAGGGTGAGGCGAATGCGGCCAAAAGCAAGAACGGCAACGCCGGTTGGAATCCCGGCACCGCCCTCCCCGAGCGCATCGGGGCCAAACCAGAGCGCCTTGCACCAGGGCGCTGCGGTTTGAACGGTTTTCGCCGAGCCAGAGGCATCTCCTCCCTCCACTTCACTTCCTCTGGCACGCCTGCAAGGGCATCGGCTCTTTCTTCACGGTCTGCGCCAGTCGATGGCTGCCACCGCCAATCTCCCAAGCCCGCCAGCATTCGCTGAGCGGGATTTTCTTTTGCCCTCAACCGGAGAACCCATGCAAGCAGCCCGCCCCACCTTGCCCAGCATGCCGATCACCAGCGCGGCATTCCTCTACTCCAATGAGCTACTTGTCAAGAACCTTGAAAGAAGCGTTTGACATTATTCTTGTTAATTTGAGGTGAATCTGCAATTTTCTTAATAATTACCCTATATCTCTCTTCAACATAATAATAACAAACCGTCGAAGATATAATCAAAATTATCGTAACACAAATCAGTAGCAAGATATTATTTGAAAGCAGCGGAATCATTTCCACAATAAAATCTCTGTTATCAATTAAATACAACAGAACAAATATTTGAAGCAAGTAGAAGGAGTAACTAATTCTTCCTAAAAAATTAAAGGCTCTACTAGAAAGAATACTTGAAATAAATGTCTTCTCCGCTGCAACCAGGTACAGAATCAGAGCTATGTATGGAATAACAATAAAATTATGTCCAATGTACTGAGGCAGCTCACTTCCAAAAAGCGCCAAGTAAGTGAAGAAAGTCAATGTCGAAACAAACAAAAAAATATTCGGGTAGGGAACACGGATCTTCAGTATGTATAGCTTATATAGAAAAATTCCAATAATAAACTCCGATAATCTAAAGATAGGCATCGCATAAAAAACCCCAAACTGCGGCGGACTAAATAAGTAAGTAGTCAGCCCAGGTAAAGCAGAAATTATGCAAAGCAGAACAACACCCAGGGCGATATGTTTTTTTGTGAAGTTTTTTGCTAGATTAACCAAAAGTGGAAACATCACATACAAGAAAATCTCCACAGAGATCGACCAAGTCCCACCAAAAGTCCAATAATTAAATAAATTTGGAAACCAAGCTTGAAGCGCAAATAAATTTATAAAATTTAAAGTAATTATTTGAAATAAATTTTTAAATGAAGCATCAGTGAAATTTATGCCTATCCATGGTATGGAAATGATGCTAAGCAGAATATACACAGGATAAATCCTCGAGAATCTGTTAACTATGTATTTCTTAAAATTTATGGAATTATCTGCGTAGTTATAAGCCAATATAAAGCCGGATAGCATAAAGAACAAAGTCATTCCGACTGCTCCTTGGCTTATTATATTCTTCAGATAAACATTACTCGAAAGCGGCCATCTCATATCAATATGGAAGACCAATATTGAGAACGCAGCCAAGAACCTTACCCCGGTTAGGGTGAAAATCTCTGATTTCATCTTTTGTATTTTTAGACGGCTTCATCAAGGACGAAAGCCACAACGACCACATGCATCTGATATCGCCAGCAAGGCGACTGTAGCAGCACTCCACATCAGTTTGAGTAGTTGCACGCGACAGCATCTAGCACTCTCCCTTTCTCCGGGCCAGGAAAACCTCCTCCCTCCCTCTGTATCACTTCCCTAGACATGCCCACCAGGGCACCGGCACTTTCCACCCCCAAGCCCGCCAGCAACCGCTGAGCGGGCTTTTCTTTTGCCCTCAACCGGAGAACCCATGCAAGCAGCTCGCCCCACCTTGCCCAGCGTGCCGATCACCAGCGCGGCATTTCAGTACAGCAATTCGGCCAGTACCAACATTGCCGACACCTTCGCCAGGGCCCGCGCACGCATCGCGGCCGAGCAGGCAGCTGCGGCCGAGCAGGCAGCTGCGGCCAGCAAGCCGCGGCGCCGCAGCCAGCATGGCCCGGCTCTGATGACCATCAGCCGCGTGCGCGCCGGCACAACCAACCACCTGAACCTACCGCTTTTCGAGGAGCAGTCGCCATGCGCATCTTTGTTCTGAAATGCGGCTGCGTCTCCATCCATCACATTGCCCGCAGCGCCGCCGAAGCGTTTGACCATGGCTTTGCCGAGCTGGGCCACCTGGGCTTGGGGATCTCCTGCCGATGCATCCGATAGACACCGTGCTGCACGAGCTGCAGCACCGCGACCGCCAGCGCAGCCGCCTGCTACGCGCTATGGAAAGCAAAGCGGCTACCGCCAGTCCAGCAAGGCTATCAGTAGCAAACTACTTTCAAATCCAGATAGAGCAAGCGCAACATGCTCACAAATTGAGAAGTCACTACCCAAACAAAAGCCCGCAAGGTTCAAGACCCGGTGGGCTTTGTTGATCACCAAGGAGTCGCGTTCCTGGCGCTACTGCTCAGCAGATCGTGAAAAACGCTTTAGATATGCAGCATCGCCAGTCCGCCCACGGCCAGGCCGAGCGCGGCCACGCCAAGCATTCCGTATTCGAGCCACTTCTTCTTGGTCAGCAGTGCAATGGCGGCAAGAGCAATGGAGACCTGCAGTGCCGTGGTGGCCTGGGCCCAGCGGTGATGCAGGTGCATCTGCATCTCGGACTGCTCGTCCCACTGCCGGGCCTCCGCTTCCAGACGCTCAGCATCGCGCTTGATGTCGTCCTTTTCCTTCTCGTAGCGCTCCACCTTCGCCTGGTAGGCTGCCCGCTTGTCCTCGGTGGCCACCAGATCGCGCGCGAACTCGGCCATCGACTGCTTGGTGCTCTTGGCCTGGTAGAAGGCCCACTGGTTGGCCGCCTCGGTCTTCTTGATGGCTGCGTCGTTCTTGTACAGCCCGGCATTGGCCTGGGTCGCGCCACCCATGTACGAGAAGATGGCGCCCACCGTGGCGATGACGGCGGTGCACATGGCGATCTGGTTGGTCAGGCTGCCGCCGCCGATACCGTGGTGGGCGGTTGCGCCATGTTCGCCCTGCGCGGCATGTTCGAGTTCGTGATCGTGCGGGCCGTGGACGTGAAAGCCGTTGGAAGACATAGAAGCCAAATTCTTGATAGCAATGGGTGGCGCATTATGGGGCCGGTATGACTGCAGTCCAGGGCTTGAGAGCCGGCGCCCTATCGACACCGTGCTGCACGAGCTGCAGCACCGCGACCGCCAGCGCAGTCGCCTGCTTCGCGCTATGGAAAGCAAAGCAGCTACCGCCACCCCAGCAAAGCTATCGGTAGCAAACTACTTTCAAATGCAGCTAGAGCAAGCGCAACGTGCTCACAAATTCAGAAGGCACTACTCAAACAGAAGCCCGCAAGGTTCAAGACCTGGCGGGCTTTTTTTGATCACTAACGAGCCTTGACGACCGACACCTCAGACCGCGACGAGCTGGTGCGACTGGCGGGTGAGCAGGCCCAGTTTCTTATGGAGACTCTTCGGCAGCAGTGCCCGAGGCCTTAGACCCCAATAAACGTACTGCGCGTCCCTCCAAAAGTGCTTGATTCACTGCGTCATGAAGAGACAACTTTTCATCGTTTACTGTGATATTCGGCTGCCCGTCAATCAAGGTCGTCAAATCCTTTGAAAGCGTCAACGCTGCCTTTTCTATATTGGGCTTCATCCCCGAAACATCGATATTGGACTCTTCCATCCGCTTGGTTAGCTCAAGCAATGCATCGATCGCTTCAACCTTCCTCGGCAGTCCGTTCAGCTTTCCTTCAGTCGTGTAGTTGCGGTAAACCCAAGAAGCGCTTCGCTCAATAAACGACGCCATCATCTCAACAATTCTGGTGTTTCCAAAAAGCAGTGCCCAGAGGCTTCCTGATTCCACCTTTCCAATGCGCAGTGGATGGTCAACTTCCGACACTTGAAACAACGCACAAAGCTCTGAATAAATGGATTGAAGCGCAAGCAAGCGCTCTGCAAAATCCTTGAGGCTGAAATGCTCTGGGAGAATAACAGAGATTTTAGAATCTTGACTACTTGGAACCTCTTGCGGGCCAACCGCTTCACGAACTGATGATAAAAATTCGATAAAAATAGAAATTTTTATTCTTAGACGCTGAGCAGAATCCAGCAATCGCCGAGCGTTCAATGGTATCTGCTGGCCAAGATAAATATCATATAATTCAGCAAAATTTTCGATATGCCGCTGCAAACCATCAAATGGCTGCTCATCTGCTGACCAATCTTCTTTCAATGTTTTCAGAGCGATCTGAAAGTGCTCAAGCCCTTTGAAGAATTGCCTATTACTAATCCCTACAGTGAGCTGAGGAAGATTCTTAAAGTGTTGATATAGTTTCTCCCCCGCTTTATTAATTCTATTTGTATCAGGTGCAGAAATCTCATCAAAATAACCCGATGAATTCTCCAAATATACTGATAGATCTTTTAGACCATTTATAAATGAGCCAGCAAAAGAAAGCTGTTCAAAAAATCTATCAATCGATTGCCGCAGGTTCAAGACGTTCATGAATTTTTAAATCGTTTAAATAGTTCTCAAGATCTGTCGATCCACATCTGCTTACACGCTGCATTGTGGCATCAGTCAGCAGCTCAGCCCACCAGCACATGTCACGTGGGCTTTTTTCATTTGCAGCAAGGAAAGAATCTCATGAAGCCCATCATCTGGAACCTCGTCGACTGGTGCGTGCTTGCAACCATCGTATGGGCCAACCAATGGCAAGCATCAACAGCCCAGCGCCTGCTCGAAACCGCTCATATCTGGGTATGGCTGGTCAACCTGCTCATCCTCATACAGATGCTAGGCCTGCTTATCTCGCGGAAGGAGCGAGATCACTGGCGGGCCAGACAACAGCAACGCACTCAATGGGAGCTAGTTCACAGTTGGTCAAGCATGCTCATCAGCCTCGCTGTCTTTGGCTGGGTTGGCTGGCTCTGGACTTTCGGAATACGGCTTGGTCAAGTCTTCGCACTTGAAATCATGCGAATTGAAGTGAAGTCCTAGTAGGACCCACTATCCATTCACTATTTAAGCCGCGCTGCATCACAAAGACTGCCATGGACTCCCTCTCTGCAATCGTGACTGACGACAACGCCATTTCGGATGTACTGAATTCTGATGGCGGATTCAAGTTGCGGCAGTTGGTGGACTTGTACTGCACAGCAACCGACAGCGATGCTTTTGTCTGCACGCTTTGTGCACGACCTCACTAGAGAGCAAACGACCTAGCAGCAAGGCTGTAGAGAGCGCTGCAAACCGGTCAGGCTAAGGCACAAACACTACCTCGTTACAATTGCGGTAAGAGAGACAACCAACCACATAGACATGCTTCAATTTCTGCTGAGCCTCAGCTTATGTTTGACTTTTACAGCCACTGCGGCACAGCCCTCCGAACAGCCGACTGAGATTCAGCAGCTGAAACTGCAAGTTCAAACACTCCAGGCGACGGCTCCGCAGCAGCAAGAAGATATCAAGCAGCTGCAACAGCAGACCCAGAAGCTGACAAATGACTTTGCTGTTTTTACGCAAGTCAGCAGTAAACAGCTTGACATGCAAGACAAGAGAATCAGTGACTTAAGTATCTATATAGCTTTTTTCGGTATTTTGATCACATTGGTTACTTTCGTGATCAACTTAGGCACTTACTTCACAGCGAAAGGACGCGCCAAACAAGAGGCCGAAGAGATATCCAAAAAATGGTTTGCAGATAACGGCTCTGAATTCACTGATGAAATCGATAAGCTTCGAAATAGGGTGAGCGCCATCCAAAATGAGGTGGAGGAGCACGCAAATAAAACAAAGAAGAAGATGGATGAGGACGGACAGAAAATCGCCATCGCAGCCCAATTAAAAATTATTCCCTCAGACCCTTCTTTACCATCGAAGCCATCGGATGAAGACCTGCAAACAGTCAATGATGCCAATCAAGCCCTAAAATCAAAACCAGAAAACGATTTCACAGCTGAGGATCACTTCGTTCGCGGCCTCAATGAATTCAATGCAAAACGTTTTGATTCAGCATTGATCAGTTTCGAAAAAGCTATCGATATAGCTGACACTGTCCCTGTTAGCGCAGTAAGAAATGCAGAATTTATTTTTGCACGTGCCATTACTTTAGATATGATGAACCGCACTGAAGAAGCGGTCAAGTTGTATAACCAGATTCAGCAGCGCTATGACAAGGAAACCAGCCCAGACCTACGCGATTCGGTCGCCAGAGCATTGGTAAACAAGAGTGTTGCTTTAGGTAAGCTGGGTAAAAAACAAGAAGCAATTGAACTATCCGAATATATTGCACGAATCTATGGCAACGACGACGACCCCAACCTGCGCGAACAGACCGCCAGAGCGATAGGTAATAAGGGGTTTACGCTCGCCGAGCTGGGTAAAGAACAAGAAGCAATCCAGACCTTTGAGGAAATTGTGAAACGATACGCGGATGACCCCGAGCCAGCTATACAAAGGGTTGTAGCCAATACCCGACAACTGCTCAATGAGCTTCGAGGCGATAACGAGCCAGAAGCAGAGCCAACTTAAACACCTCAATCACACAAGCCCGCACACGCGGGCTTTTTTGCGCCTAGGCATCGCTTCCGCTACACTCCACAGCGTCACGCCAGTAAAGCGTGATCGGGTTGGGAAGCCCGAAACAATCTTGCGGTGACAACAAAGCCGCACCTGAACCGCAGTCGTGCGGCTTTGTCGTCTGTGGCCCCAGTTTTATGGTGGCTCGGAGGGGGAGCCGCGAGGCTCGCCGGTTTGCCGCAGGGTTGTCCGGTCTTCCTACCCCTTCGAGTCACCGCCATTTGTTGGGAAGCGAGCGGCGGTGGTTGTAGCAAAGCACACAACCTTCGGAGGCCGTCATGGCTGACATCACTCCTTTCAACTTCGGCAGACATGCCGTTCGCGTCATCACGCGTGACCACCAGCCCTGGTTCGTCGCAAGCGACATATGCGAAGCCCTCGGATACAGCAACGCAAGCAAAGCAATCGGAGATCATCTTGACGATGATGAACGCTCGACCATAACGAATAGTGCGAGTCGAAATGGCGGCGGCAAGCTGACCATCATCAGCGAGTCCGGCCTCTACGCCCTTGTCTTGCGCAGCCGCAAACCCGAGGCGCGCAAGTTTGCCAAGTGGGTGACCAGCGAGGTGCTGCCCAGCATTCGCCAGACTGGCGGCTATGGCACCCCTCAACGCGACGTTCACCTCGTCGAGCATGCCCACCAGCTGGCCCATGCAGCCACGCTGCAGGTCTATCAGGCCGTATTTGATGCCGTGATGCTGGAAGGCGAACCGCCCCACTCCACGCGCATGCTGCTGTCTTTTACCCGCGGCGCGGGCGGTGCAATGAACCCCTATGTGCAGCCCATCGAGGCCGGTGCCATGGTGATGACGCTGGCCCAGCTGACCCAGGCCGTGCGCACCGACTTGATCGTGAGCGACACCACGCTGGCCCGACTGGCAGCAGCCTGCACCCAGCGCATGGCCACGCGTGCCGAGCTGCAGGCGCTAAAGCAGGCCCAGCCCACCCAAACCGCTAAGCCCGATCAACCCGGCCGGCAAGGCCGCCTGCAGCTACAGTAGGCTTATCAATTTCATAGCTACCAGCGCTTGATGCATCAACGCTAGAGCCTGATTTCATTCAAAACCCAGCCCGCCCGGTCCACGCCGCGCGGGCTTTTTTCATTGCCGAGACAGGAGGCATGCATGCGCCATACCGGAACGCTTTTCCTCAGCCGCACCCCGCCGCAGGCCAGCACGGCGCTGTGCGGGGCCTTTCAGTTGCAGTTGCTGCTGCTCGACCGCCTGGGCCCGCACCATACCGAGCCATGGCGTGCCACCTGGACGGGCGTGGCGGCGCAGCGCTTTTGGCAAGAGCACCATGCAGCGCTGCTGCCCGGCGCCGCCCTGGTGGTGGAGCTGGAGCGTGCCCGCATCCACACGCTGGCCTGCCGCCCGCCGCGCAGCGAGGTGCATGCACGCGTCATTCACTGCGCGCTGGTGCCGGCGCGCAGGCAGGAGCCTGCCAGCGCTTCAACGCGGCATGCACCCCCGCAGCACGCAATGTGACCCACGCAATCGATCAAGCAACCCCGAGCCCTGCCACTGAGCAGGGTTCTTCTTTTTCAGGAGGTATGACATGGACTCTTTTCTGACCGCCACCCAGCCGCCACCGGTCTTTCTGGCACCGGATCGCTTTGTCACCATCAAGATTTTTGCGGCCATCTCAGGCTTCACCGAGAAAGCCATACGCCGAAAGATCGAGAGCGGTGTCTGGATCGAGCGGCGCGAGTACTTCAGGTCGCCCGACTCGCACATTTTTATCGACCGTGAAGGAGTCCAGAAATGGGTAATGCGCGGGGTGTAGAGATCCGTGAGAGCGGCATTCGGCTCTCGTTCGCCTACCGGGGAGAGCGCATTCGCCGCACTCTCCTGGTGGAGGGCAAAGCCATTGCGCCAACGCCGGCCAATATCAAATACGCCATCCGGCTGCTTGCCGAGATCAAGCTCAAGATCCGCGCGGGCAACTTTGTGATGCGCGAGTACTTTCCGGAAGGCGGCACGGTGGCCGCCGGCACGACCGTGGCCCACCAGCTGGATCATTGGTTGTCGGTGAAGGTGGCAGAGAATTCGACGCTGGCGGGCTACCTGAGCGCGGTCAAGTTCTGGAAGCCTTTCATTGGCGAAAAGCAGGTCTCGGCCCTGAAGCATTCGGACATTCTGCGCGCCATCAAGACCCGACCGGATCTGAGCGGCAAGACCGTCAACAACTATGTGTCGGCCCTCCGATCCGCGATGGACCTGGCCGTGCTCGACAAACTGCTGAGCGAGAACCCGGTCGCTGCGGTCCCCAGCGCCAAGTGGCAGCGGGAGCCGCCCGACCCGTTCGACCGTGAGGAAGTGGAGCAGATCATCGACTACGCGCGTGCCAAATTTGCGCCCACGGTCGCCAATCTGATTGCATTCCGATTCTTCTCAGGTCTGCGCACCAGCGAGATGGTGGCCCTGCGCTGGCACAGCATCGACTGGAACAAAAAGCAGGTGCTGATCCATGAGGCGGTCGTCAAGGGTCTGCGCAAGCAGACCAAGACCAACAAGGCCCGCCTCGTGAGCCTGAACAGCCGTGCCCTGGATGCGCTGGAAAGGCAAAAAGAGCAGACCCCGAGGGCACAACTCGGCAGCCTGGCCAGCGACGTCATAAGCCAGGCCGCGCCCAAGGATTCACAAACGATCTTCGCCGACCCGACGCATGGCGAGCCCTGGGCAGATGACAAGCGGTTTCGCAACCCTTTTTGGGTGCCGATGCTTAAGGCGCTGGGCATTCGCTACCGCCCGCCCAACCATATGCGCCACACCTATGCGACGATGCTGCTTATGGCAGGTGCAACGCCGGCCTATGCAGCCAAGCAGATGGGGCATTCGGTGGAGATGTTTTTGAACGTCTATTCCAAGTGGCTGGACGACGGTCAGGGGGATATCGAGCAGGCGAAGCTGGAGTCCTTTATCGGACAAAACTCCCCAGGAACTCCCCCGAAAAAACAAAGATCGCTATAA